GATATGGCATTGAAGCATGACTCGATTGCTGTGGTCATTGCCCAACCGCAAGATGGTCGTGTGGTTGTACGCGCAAAGATTTGGCATCCTGATGCGAACGCGATGGATGTGTCTGCTGTTGAGCAACACATTCGTGACATCAACCAGCAGTTCAATGTGGTGGAGAACGCCTATGACCCTGCGTTCTTCCAGCGTTCCGCTGAAGTGTTGTCGGAGAATCATGTGATGGTTGAGTTCCCTCAGTCAGCTGCACGAATGATCCCAGCATGTGGCAACTTGTACGAACTGATTGTCAACCAGGTGATTGCGCACGATGGTGATCCGATGTTTGCTGATCAAGTGTTGTCGGCTGCGCAACGATCAACCGAGTCAGGTTGGCGACTGTCCAAAGGTAAGTCAAAGCGGAAGATTGACGCTGCTATCGCGTTGGCCATCGCATCAGATCGTGCGACATCCAAACAGGAAGTCGCACCAGTAGCAGGTTTCTTTGTAGTCTAGGGAGATGACAATCTTCCTGCTAGAACTGTTCGCTGTTTCACTCATCGGATTTGGAGTATTCTTGGTGTCGGTACCCATCGGGCTGATCTTTGTCGGCTTCACAGTTCTATTGTTCGCATTCGCATATGAGCGCGGTCAGAGGAAGGTCAAAAAGTAAATGTTGTCACGACTTCTGAACCAAGGCACCGAGCAGCGAGCGATCTCATTCCAGTCACTGTTCGCCTTGGGCGATGGCTATTCGATGACGACGAACGCTGGCACAGTCATAACTCAGACCGATTCGTTGAAGATCGAAGCAGTGTACGCATGCGTGCGACTCATCTCAGATTCAATTTCAACTTTGCCTGTCGATACTTACATTCGAGTGGGTGCAGAACGCAAAGCATTCCGTCCTCGACCAATGTGGCTTGACAACCCTGACACTGGTGTGACACGCACCGAACACTTCCAACAGGTTCTCGTATCGTTGCTGTTGAACGGTAACTCGTTCACACGGATCGTGCGCGACGATCAAGGAATTGCAGGTCTGGTTGTTCTCAACCCTGAACTCGTTGTCTGCGAACGTGACCGTGTGACACGCAGACCGATATTTATTTACCAAAACAAAGATGAGATTCAGTTTGAAGACATGATCCACATCACCGAGTTGCGTCTGCCTGGTGACATGCGTGGCCGTTCCAAGATTGATCTGATCAAAGAGAACCTCGGTTTGGCAAGAGCGTTGGAAGAGTTCGCTGCACGGTTCTTCGGTCAAGGCTCAAGTGCGTCCGGCATCATCGAGTTCCCAGGCAACCTCACCCGTGAGCAAGCCAAAGATTTGGTGTCAGGATTTGAAGAAGGTCACAAAGGTTTGCGCCGATCACATCGTCCAGGTGTGTTGTTCGGTGGAGCGAAGTTCACCAAGACAACTGTTGACAACGATTCCGCACAGTTCCTAGAATCACGACGCTTCGCCATCGAGGAGATTGGTCGCATCTTCCGATGCCCACCATCAATGCTCGGTGTCACCACAGCTGGAGCAATGTCTTATGCGTCGGTAGAACAGAACGGCATCCACTTCGTTCAACACACGTTGCGTCCGTACATCTCGAAGATTGAAGATGGATACCAGAAGTTGTTGGACAGTCGCGCATTCTTGAAGTTCAACGTGGACGGTCTGCTACGTGGCGACCAAGCCTCACGATATGCAGCGTTCTCAACAGGTTTGCAATCAGGCTTCTTGTCAATCAACGACATTCATCGCATCGAGGATATGGCTCCGACTGAGGGTGGGGATGTGTACCGAGTGCCGTTGGCGAATGTGGACATAGCTGCTGCGAACTTGTCTGAGTTGGATCGCAAGTCGGTGATTGCTCAGCGTTTGATCATGTCAGGGTTTGAACCTTCTGAGGTGATGAAGGCGTTGGAGATGCCAAGGATCGCGCACACTGGTGTTCCGTCTGCTTCGTTGCAACCGTTGGCAAGTCTCAATCCTGCTGATCCTTCCGCAGCGTATGAGGTCAAGTCGCAAGATATGAGCATCAACATGCCTGAGATGGTTCTCAACTACACGCCACCGGCTGTGAATGTTCCTGCTCCGATCATCAATGTTCCTGAGACTGTAGTTCGTGTCAACATGCCAGAGTCGAAGCCAACGATCCGAACTGTTCAGCGTGACGCTGAAGGCCGTATCTTGACGATCACTGAAAGGGTTGAAGACTAATGGCAACTGGCATCAGTAGTTTCTTGGGCAACGCCTGGATGAATGCGCTAGGCAACGCAACATCGTTCTCTGTTGCAGAAGTGTATGTGAAGTTACATGTCGGGGAGCCTGGTGCTGCTGGTACAGCGAACCCTGCAACCGAAACATCACGCAAGGTTGCATCGTTTGGTGCTGCTTCGGCTGGTGGTTTGACATCGGATGCTGATGTGTCTTGGACAAACATTGCTGGTTCACAAGATGCAACACACTTCACTTGCTTCGACGCTTCTACGGCAGGGAACTTCTTGTTCTCTGGTGCAATCACCGCTGGTGCATTCACAGCCGGTGACACGTACACGATCAGTTCAGGCAATCTCACCGTCTCATTGACGCTCGCATCGTAGGTTCGTGATGGCCGTTCAACGGTTCGTCCTCGACTCGACCACACTTGACAACGCAGGCTTCGGTCTTGGTGGTGGCGCAGCGTTTATTCTCAACACGTCAACGCTTGACGGCGCAGCTGTTCTTGATGGTGGCGAGTTCCTAACTGTTGCCACAGGCTCATCGTCTTTGGGTGGGGTCAGTGCGTCTGCGTCAGCAGTAGTGACCGTTCAGGCTGTTGGATCGTCTTCCCTTGGTGGGGTGAGCGCGTCGGCTACAGCGACCGTCTTGATCTTCCCTGTGTTGTCTGCACCTTTGGGTGGGGTTAGTGCGTCGGCTTCTGCAACGGTGACGATCTTCGCTGTGGTGTCTGCACCTTTGGGTGGGTTGTCTGCAACGGCTTCAGCGTCAGCAACGATATTCCCTGTTCTTTCTGCATCGTTGGGTGGGCTGGTTGCATCGGCAACAGCAACAGTGATCCCACCTGCACCACCAGAAGAACCTTCGTCCGGTGGGAACTGGTATCAGCCTCGACGCAGACCTGTCAAAAAAGAACTGCCACCAGAGCAGATCATCATTGAGATACCGCAACCACGACGACCTGTGTTGGTGTCGGCGGTTTGTGGGTCACGGCTTGGTGGGCTTGATGTGGCTGCGTTGGGGTCTGTCACGTTCTCCGCATCAGATGATGATGCTGAAGTATTGTTGTTGATCTGATGCCTTATTTCATTACGAACAAAGCGAAGGACTGCGATGGGTTCGCAACCATCAAGGAGGATGGCACGGTGATTGGTTGTCATGAAACGAAACAGGATGCGATTGATCAGATGATTGCTGTGTCGATTGCTGAAGATATTGAACCTGGTGGTGAGCGTGCGTTGCCTTCAAACTATCGTCCTGCGTTGTCTCCTGATGTTCCTGATGGTCGAGCATGTGGAAACTGTGCGTACTACAACGAAGATGATGTTCAAGGCAGTGGAGACAATCTGAAGGCGTACTGTTCAAGATGGGATGCGTATGTGAACGGCGGCTTCTACTGCAACGCATGGCAACCTCATGGTGAAGAAGAGCATGAAGAGATGCGCGGAGTGTTGCCACCAGTGCCTGCATACATTCGTTCGGCTGCGCGTAAAGGTTTGGACTACTACGGTCAAGGTTTGGCTGGTGATGGTTTGACTGACAAGACTGTGCGTGAGGCACGGGACTTGGCTCGCGGTGAGATGTCTGAGGACAAGGTGATTCGTTCGGCTGCATGGTCGGAACGTCATGCAGTGGATTTGCAAGCACCAAAGAACTCGAACGCTGACGATGATGAGTTCCCTGGTGCTGGTGCTGTTGCACATTATTTGTGGGGGATCAATCCGTTGAACCCTCAACCGGCACGGGACTTCTACAAACGGGTTGCAGAACATCTCAAAGCGGAACACATGAGAGCGGTACGTGTTGATCCTCCTGCACCAAAGAAAGATCAGATCGTTGGCTCCGACAAGAATAAACCTGGGTCTGCGAAGGCTCCTGCTGGTAGTAAGACCATTGAACTCTCAGAAGCCATCGAGACAGGTTTGGCAAACAAAGCCAAAGAACACAATGACGATGTCGGTGACAACGCTGGCAAACGGGCAACGGTTGGAATGCTGCGCACAGTGTTCCGTCGAGGTGCCGGAGCGTATTCAACTTCGCATCGTCCAGGCGTAACACGCGATCAATGGTCGTATGCACGTGTGAATGCGTTCTTGTATTTGTTGCGCAACGGCAACCCTAAGAACCCTGCCTATGTCAGCGACAACGACCTCCTCCCGAAGTCGCATCCGAAGTCCACTAGAAGCTTGGCTGGGAATGTTGTTAGGATTGCAGGCATGGAAGAACTTGTTGAAACTCGACGCATCACATCCAATGACTTTGAACTGCGCAAAGACCCCAAAGGTGATGGCATGTCCTTCACAGGTTATGCAGCAGTATTCAATTCACCTTCTGAACCGTTGCCGTTCATTGAACGCATTATGCCTGGCGCATTCTCAAAGACACTCAGGTCAAAGAACAACGTGCGAATGTACATGAACCACGATTCAAGCATGCTTCTTGCAACAACGAAAGCAAGAACATTGCGGTTGTCTGAAGATTCCAAAGGCTTACTTGTTGACGCATCATTGCCAGACACAACTGTTGGTCGTGACCTGTCAGTCTTGATGGGTCGTGGAGATGTGAACTCGATGTCGTTCGGATTCTCTGTTCCTTCTGGTGGAGACATGTTCTCCGATGATGGAATGTCGCGTGAGCTGCGTCAGGTCAGACTGTACGAAGTCAGTGTTGTCACAGGGTTCCCTGCTTACGCAGCAACCACAGCATCAGTTCGGTCACTTGATGCACTTGCCACCCGTACCGGCATCGACGCAGATCATCTTGCTGCTGCGATCACCAACCTTGAATCAGGTCAAACATTGTCAGAAGATCACGCATCGTTGCTTCGTGAAACTGTTGCCAAACTAGAACCGATTCCTGAGTCGGCACCAGCAAGGTTGGGTCTGTTGGCCAAGCACCTTGACCTGCTCAAAACCATCGCCTAGTATTTCATCACTGCATCGTTGACGGAGCCGTCAACCTTGTTGCTGTATGCGGAGCCGCATCAGGTTGAGAAGTAGTACCTCCCTGCGTAACCCCATTCACAACAACCGAAAGCAGAAACAAATCATGAAAGAATACCTAGACCGTCAAGTAGAGATTCGTCAGCAAGCATGGCACCAAGCCAAGGCGATCATCGACGTGGCCACAGCTGAGAAGCGTGACCTGACAGCAGAAGAAGAGCAAACATACAGCCGCCTCAATGGTGAGTTGAATGACCGTGCAGCAACCATCTCGAAACTCCGTGAAGATGAATCACGCGAACTTCGCATGGACGCAGCAACCCGTGAGATTGCAGACCAGGTTCGTCCTGTTGCTGCACCTCATTCAGATGACGATGTGCAGATGATCCGTTCGTTGATCAAAGGCGAAGTGCGTTCAGCCAATTTTGAGCGTCGCGACATCCTGAAGACCAGCACTGGTTCACCAGTCCCAACCTCGTTCTACAACCAGGTAATCATGAAGGCACGTTTGATCGCGCCAGTCTTGAACGTGGCAACAGTGTTGAACACTGCTGGTGGCGAGAACCTCCAAATCCCACGTCTGTCCACCTACTCGGTAGGCACCGTGAACTCAGAAGGCGCAACCTTCGGTGAGAGCGACCCAGCATTCGCTGCGTTCATCACCTTGAGTGCGTTCAAGTTTGGTTTCTTGACACAAGTGTCGTTGGAACTTCTTGAAGACTCTGGTGTTGACATGCTCGGCTTCTTGGCTGATCAAGTTGGCAACGCAGTCGGCTTCTCAGTCGGATCGGCATTGACTGTCGGAACTGGAACAGTTGAGCCAACAGGCATCGTCACAGCGTCAAGCGTTGGCGGTACTTCAGGCACAGCAACCGGCTTCACAGCAGACAACCTCATCGACTTGTTCTACTCACTTGATGGTGCTGCACGTCAGCTCCCAGGTGTGGCGTTCATGATGACGGGTCAGTCGATTGGTCGCGTTCGCAAGTTGAAGGACAC